AGATGAAAACGGAGAGCATTTTTTCAAGACAGAGAATGACTATCAAGAGTACCTTTCAAAGAGGCATAAAAAAAGCGATTCTAACAAATTTATCGTCAAAGAAGTAGATAGAGAAAATGGTGTAATAACATTGATGAAAGATCATAATGAAAGATGAACAATTGAAATGGATTTATGGTTCAGGTTCCTGTTTTATAGGAGTTGGAACGTTAAGTAAAAATTACCATTTTCACGCAAGAGATAAAAAAGGCACGAAAACTATAACCTTGCATAATTTCAACATAATCTATTATACTTAAATTAGGACTAAGGAAACTTAAAAGCAAAAAGGGAGTTTATATGCTTTGACCAAGGGAGGTTTGAAATGGATGGAGTTTCTATCACGGTTCAACCAAGAAAAGACACTTTTAATCTTGATAGTTATGTTAATAGAAAACCGTTTAAAAATAAAATAAAACCAAAAGCATTTTGCTCAAATCCAAATTGTCCAGATCATACAGAAAATGGGTGGTATATAATACAGACATTGGGTTATTGCAATGAAAGAGAAGTACCGATTAATCAAGTTGAATGCCCTGGCTGCTTTTTTTGCTCTATTCTGGACTAGAAATTATGAGCATCAAAAAAGACCTTCTTATGAATTTTGAGGGATTATGCCAAGGAGAATAAAATTACATGATAAGATTGAGAAAGCTCTAAATCTGATAGAAGTCTGTCTACAATTCAATGCAACCTGGAGTCAATGTTATACTGTTCTTAAAATGAAGGATGTAGCTATATCTCAAGCTACTGCTGCAAGGGCTATAAGAAAAAAAATACGGTAATCACTTTCCAAGAATTGAGAAAAAGAAAACAATCAGATTTAAGATTGAGATTACGACAAAAAGCGGTAAAAAATGGACTCTCGGCGGTAATACAACCATGATGATTTTCTAGTCTTAAAAATCTACGATGGATGGAAAGATAAACATGAGATCGATCAAAATCTTCAAGCAAGAAATAGTTTTCAAAGCTAAGATAGGAAAAGATGGATTCGTATTAAAAGAAGTAATAGACGTTACTCCTGAAGACGATGAAAAACAGCTTTCAATTCTCAAAGAAATATCCAAAGATAATGAGCGACTAATCGAGGCTAATAATAATGACGATATGCTTAGAGACAATTGAGCCTCATAGTTATCAACAACGTATCTTGATGGAATTCTTTCTAAGGTCTAAGTCTCAAGAATTAGTAATGGCTTGTGCTACAAAATTCGGAAAAACATTTGGCGCGGCTCATGGGCTTTCTTTGGGGGCTTGGGTTTCGCCAAATCGTCGTTTTCGATGGGTAGGTCCCATTTACGAGCAAGCATTATTAGGGCTTGAAGAATGTAAAAACGTACTTCCTGGGAAACCCTACGTTGATATTAACATGAGTGGTCCAAAAATCACTCTTAAAAACAATTCAAATATTCAATTTTGGCATGGTCAAAAGCCAACTTCATTAGAAGGAGCGGGCATTCATGGCTATGTACTAGATGAATGTGCAAAGATGAAAGAAGACGTTTATACATCAGCTATCACCACCACCACAAGAACGGAGGGGAAATTTGTTTTAATATCTACTCCACTTGGAAAAAATTGGTTTTTTCGAAAAGCCATGGAAGCCAAAGAATCTATGGATTGGCACCTGAAGCGTGGAAAGATCCCTCCTAAAATGTTCATCACAGCGCCAACTTCGGCAAACCCCTACATATCAGCAGCGAGGATTGAGCAATCTCGAAAAAATATGAGCGAAAGACTTTTCAGACAATTTTATCTTGCTCAGTTTATTGATGATTCTAGCATTTTTATTAACTTCCGATCTTGCATAGAAGGCGATCATTTAGAATTCGATAGGGATAGGCAATATTGGTACGATGAAAATATTAGTGAGAAACAAGTTGTTGTAGGTTGTGATTGGGCAAAGAAAAAAGACTATACAGTAATGGTAGCGCTAGACTATACAACCAACCCGCCGCGAATGGTCGGTTTCCTGAGATTTACAGGCTTAGCATATACTAGCGCTGTAGCTGAGCTTATCAGATTTTGCAGGCCGTTTAAAGAAGTCAGTATTATATATCATGATGCTACTGGTATTGGAGAAGCTATAAACGATTTACTCATGAATTGCCCATATGCTTTCGAGCCTATCGTATTCACCAACAACTCAAAGTCTCATATGGTAAACCTTCTAGGAATGACCTTCGAACAACGCAAGTTAATCATTCCTCATTGGGACACTTTATTAAGTGAGCTAGACGCTTATGAATGTCAAGTAAGCCCCATAGGTACAATGTCTTTTAATGCTCCATCTGGCTTTCATGATGATTGTGTATGCGCTTTGATGCTTGCAAACGCCGCGGCGCAAGAGTATGTTTTTGATAATATAGAAGTTAGAGACTTAAGCGATAAAAATACTTCATCGACTGAAAAGAGAGAAATCTCTTTTACTAGGTGGTATGATAAGCTTATAGAAGATGAAGATGATATAAGTAACGGAATACAATTATTATAAATCCAATATAAGGGTGTATCATGGAAGATAAAACACTGTCTTTGGATTCGACTAATGAGCAAATATATTCTAATTATGTTTCAAAAGATTATGACATTGTTAGAGAAATGGATCATGAATATAGATCTAATGGTCTATGGGATTCTGAGATAAAAGCGTTTATGGACGCAAGCACTTTAAAATCTCTTTTCTTCCATGAAGATTGGGTTTTTATAGCTGTAGACTTAATCGCTAATAAAGTCTCTAAGCAAATCATGAGAGTAGTTGAAGTAAAAGAAAAAAATGGTAAACGTATAATTGAACCCGCCGACGATCATATATTAAATGATCTACTGGAGCAACCGAATGAGCAACAGGGATACAGCGAATGGATGTATAATCAAACTTCTGAGCTTATTCTAATGGGTAACGCTATGATGTGGGCCTCAAAAGGTTCGGGTCAAATGATCCTACTTCCGACTGAAAATATTTCAATGTCTTTTAATAATAAACAGCAATTAGAAAGCTACGATGTAAGAAACGAACAGAGTTTAACAAAACAAGCTTTGATGAGATTTAAACCAAAAGAAATTGTCCATATGAAGCGAGCTAATCCAGCTTCGATTTGGTATGGGCTTTCTCCATTTATTCCAGGTAGAAAGAGTATTTTATTTTCCAGATATTCACAAGATTACCTAAATGGGTTTTATCTTCGTAATGCTCTACCTGGCTTTTCTTTACAATTGGATAAGCATGTAAATGAAGATATTGCGCTTCGTATGCTTCGAACTTTCGAGCAAGCTTATAGCGGTCGGAAGTCGCAAAGGAGAACTCTTTTAATTCCAAAAGGAGTAACCGCCGCGCCGATCAACCATTCTATAGCGGATCAAAACTTAATAGACCTTATTGATAAAAACCGAGAAACGATTATTAATATTCTCAAAATACCAAAGCACGAATTATCATTGGCTAAAACAGGTTCTTTAGGATCCGAAGAATATAAACAATCGTTAAAAAATTTCTGGGAATCAACGATAATTCCAACGATGAGAATAATTGAAGGACAATATAACAAGCATTTTTCGGAAGAATTGGGTGATGGATTTCGTTTTAAATTTGACTTAAATGATGTCGCGATTTTAAAAGAAGATATGCTTTACAAAGCAGATTTAGCAGAAAAGATGCTTCTCACGCATACGTTGAATGAAGTCAGGTCTACTGTTTATGATGATGAACCCTTAGAAGGCGGTGATAAACTTCCAGGGAATCAAAGCTCTCCTGTAAGCAAATTCCAGAACAAACACAAGAAGAAATGCAAGAAGTTGAAGATAAATCTATGGATGTAGATCTATTTGATATTAGCGATCATAAAGAATATATCGAATTCATGGAGAAATCTTTAGAGAATCAAGAGACTTTAAAACAGGAATTTATGGTTAAACGTTCCTTAGATTTATTCGCGGCTTTTATTGAAGGAGCCGTAAAAGTCTTGAAAAAGAATGTTGTTGATGAAAAGGCCCAAAGAATAGGCAGCAAGAGAGAACTTCGTTCTGATTTAATCGATCAATTTAATAAAGAGCTTAAACGCTTGGATCGATGATCAATTAGAGGCTCTTTCACCTGTTTTAGAAGAAGGCTATAACGTTGCTATCACGCCTATATTTGGCAAGATAGATCAAACAGCTTTGGCGGTACTAAGAGCGCAAGACGCAAAAGGTAGGCGCCTTATGCTTGAATCTAGAGGCTTGCAGACTTTTAAAGATGTTTCAAAGACAACTTCAAATCAGATTATGGATATTGTCGAAAGGGGTTTAGCTGAAGGGCTTACTATCGATAGAATTGTTCCTGAGATTCAGGCGAAGTTTATGGATCCTCAAGAGATGTTAGGACGGGCTAAGACGATAGCTCGCACTGAAACACTAACAGCGCTTTCTATGGGCAAGGCTGCAGCTACCGAAAACGTTGCTGAGATAGTCGGCAAGGAAAATGTTACGAAGGTTTGGATTACTGCAAGGGATGATAGGGTAAGAAGCCATGATAAAGGCGACAAGGCAGATCATACTATCCTTCACAGAAAAAAAGCTAAGATGGGTGAGAAGTTTGAGAACGGTTTAGAGTTCCCTCGCGATCCGCAAGCGAGGGATAAACCGGAAGAAGTTATAAATTGTAGGTGTGATATATTGCTAGATATTAAATAAAAATATAGGGGTATAACATGGAAGTTAAGAAAGACAAGGAATGTCTTAAGAAGGTTTGCTCTGAAGGTTTCGATATAAAATCTAACCAGAGCGGATCATTATTTATTGAAGGTTTTGCAAATAAAAGCATAATCGATAGGGGTAAGGACTTAATACCTGGTAACGCCTGGAATCTCGACAACTACATGAAAGCTCCTAGGCTTCTTTATCAACATGGCAAGGATCCAAACATCGGGACGCTACCTATAGGTAAGGTTCAATCATTACAAAAAAGTGAAGATGGACTTAAGGTAAAAGCAGAAGTTTATAAATTAGAGCATCCATATTTCAAGGTTGTTTATGATCTTGTAAAAAGAGGTGGACTTAATACTTTCAGTGTTGGCTTTAATTCAGACGAATACGAAGACGACGATGAAGGGGTAAGAGTAATCAAAGAGGCTGAATTATTAGAACTTTCAATAGTCAATATTCCCATGAACCAAGAATCTACCTTCGAGCTTGTAACTAAAGCTTATTCTCCAAAGAGCGGAAAAGACGCCTTTAAAAACCTTTTATCCTCTCTCATAGCTAAGGATGCTTGGCAAGCAGCAAGAATTCACGGAAGAATTGCAGAGTTACAAGAAAGTGAAGAAGCATTTAACCGAGAAGAAGCGCTTAGCACCATAGCAGATATTTCAAAGATGGATATTGAGGAAGTTAAGAAGATTCTCTCGGGAGAGTTGTTAGAGATATCCGAAGAAGTACTAGAGGCTATAGCTGAAGTTCTGGGGCTTGATAAGGAAGATCTTATAAAACTCGCTCCAGAGAAGTCTGAACCAGCCACAGAAGGCGAAGAAGCAAAGCAAGAAGAAGATGAAGAAATGGAAGAAGGCGATGAAGAAACCGAGGAAGAAGAAAAGACCGTAGCTCACTCTATCGAAAAGGGAAGGCTTGCGGATTTCATTCGTTCCAGAGTAAGCGACCTTAATATATCTAATGAACAACTTGCAACGGCAACAGGCGTTTCTTTATCCGCTATTTCTCAACTACTCAACGGGAAGATTAGAAAACCAAAGCGTAGTAGATTAGAGGCTATTGCTGGGCTTTTAAGTGTTCCTATTGATGTTTTAGAGAGCTTGATAGATGAGGATAGAGCGCTAGCAAGTAAGAATATAAAGTTAGATGGAGATGCTTTTCAGGCTTGCGTTGAGGCTAAAATACCGATTCTTATTAGAGAGGGAAAAGATCGTGATCAAGCAGTAGCTCAGGCCATAGCTATGTGCAAGGAAAAGAATGAATGCGAACTGACACCCGAAAAAATTCAACGGGCTATGGAGTTCGCCGATAACTACGAGCTTCCAAAGGAAGAAGAGAGAAAAAAACGTAGACGAAAAGCTAGGTGGCGCTATACATAATAATCCTCAGATGTGGTCAACTCCACAGTATGGAAGCTATGAATCAAACCAATGTCTTTCTAGGGCAATTGGTTTCTGAGGTTCAAACAACTAATGAGCTACTTTTTAGCTATGCTAAATAGCAAGGTTGAAGAAGAAGTTACAGAGCAGGCTCCACCTGATGAATTCGATAAATCCTTCAGTAGATAATGAAGAAACTGAGGCCGACTTAAATTTTAAGTGTAGATGAAACTTCAAAAAAAGATAAAACAGCAGATGATTATAATAATGAGATGCTTGACTTTATTCGAAAATATCAAGAAGATATAAAGAAAAGAAGGTTAATCAAAATTAGGTTTTTAACAAATTAAAATTAGCGATAGAATTACATGATGTGATTCGATTTTTACCAAGGAAGGGCTAAGGCATGGATAAAAGTATAGAAGAAATTAAAAAAACTTGTGAAGAACAAGGTGAAAAACTCAAGTCTTTAGAAGCAAAAAATGCAGAGCTTGAAAAAGAAAAAGCAGATTTAGCAAAGAATATCAAACAAATTCCAGTAGGAAATCGATCGGATTCTTTGGAAAATAGAGCATTAAATTATTTCGGCAAATCTCACATTAAAGAACTTCTCGCAGTTAATACTGGTTCTCTTTATGCAAGAACAACTATTCCTGAAGACGTTAGAAGTTACATTTTTAAAATGAAAGAGCATGTTGATGTTGCTCGAATGATTGCCCAGCGTTTTTATGGTGGTGCAAGGGATTCTGAAGATAAAGCCTGGTGGTGTTAGAAAATCTTCTTGGGATCAAATTATGCAAAAGAATTTTTAGTCCCTCATTTAAAAAGCTTTAGGCTCAACTACAGCAACAGAAGGTGATGAGTGGGTTCCAACATTATTATCTTCGTCATATATTGAAGAATACCAGCTTCAAAGAAAAGTAGCTGGAGTTCATGAAGAAATAAAGATGACGTCTAACCCATACGAGCTACCGATCGAAACAGCTACACCTGAAGCTACTGTTGTTGCTGAAGGCGCCCAAGCTACTAGCACCAACATTTCGACTTCTAAGCTCACATGGACGGCCAAAAAGTTTTGTCAATTCACTTCACTTCCAGAAGAATTAAACGAAGATTCTGCTGCTGATATTTTCGCAAGAACTAGAATGACTCTAAGCCTTGCTCAAGTTGACGCTGTTGAACAATTTTTAATCAATGGAGATACTACAGCGACTCACCAAGATAGCGATACTCATGCTCTTGGCGCTGATGTGGCTGCTAAGGCTTTCAGTGGTCATAGAAAATTAGCACTTGCTAACTCTGCTACTGTTGATTTTACGGGCGCGGCTATTACGCTAGCTAAGTTTGACTCTTTGATTGCTCCTTATGGGTAAATTTGGAGTCAATCCTAGAGAAGTTGTATGTGTTGTTGGGCCACAAGGGTATCAGCAATTGAAATCAATCGACGAAGTAACAACCGTGGATAAATTTGGGCCTCAAGCTACTATCCTTGGAAAACTTCCAGGCGCTTGCTGCAGTTCGCGGTATTCCAATCATCGTTTCTGAGTTTGTAAGAGAAACATTGAATGATAGCGGCGTATATGATGGTGTAACAACCACTAAAACCGTTCTTCATGTTTTCAATACCCGAAGATTCTTCCTCGGAGTAAGACGCCCAATTCAAACCAGAATTATGATGGATCTTGCAGATTATGACAGATGGTTGATGGCTTCTTATCAAAAGAATCGGTTTTACAGGCTTTACACAAAGCGCTTCCGAGAAATCGACTGTTCTTGGAATCGATATCTTGGTATAACCCTTCTAATGTCATTAAGAGAGTGGGCATAGTTCCGCTCTCTTAGTTAATTGAGTAAGGGAAACGAATGTCGGTATCATTAGGGCGTGTTGTAAATCTAAATCAATTTCAAACAGAAAACCTTGCTGACTTAGAGGCTAGGACTGCAGAAACTTATATTCGCTCTATGCTTATTGAGGGAAATAGTATTTTATCCTCTTTATTCATAGAATCGATTGATCCTAGCGCTTCGATAAAAGTAAACTATTGGGATACTTCAGCAGGAAACCAAAGTAATGAGCGCTTTGAATTAACAGGCCATGAGTTAATAACTGGCGGCGCTCCTATTACTAATAGGGTTTTGGTTACAAGGATTCACAACAAACCTAAATGTTGAAGTCATTCAGACTGGTAATGTAACATGGGGCTTATATATTACCGTTGTTTCCAGTTTTGCGAGTGAAATCGATAGCGCTCTTGTATTTGACGAAGAAATATATGATCCGATAACTAATAAGGGCATGATAGGCGCGGCGCTTGATCGTACCAACAACAAGCTAAGATTTTTAACAACTGATTCTAGCGGTAATCTTTATGTAACTTTTGGTAAACCTAATACTCAAGCTATTGAAAATATAATAATAGTTAATGCAAATACAGAATATGATTATACTTTCCCTATTGATACCGTTGGTTTCTTTTTACACAACAGAAATAAAGGCTTGGTAAAATGTTCTTATACAGCTACGGAGTCGGCGACTAAGTATCTATCGATTTTCCCTGGACAGGTTTATACGGAAGAAAGTAGAGATCTTGGTGGACAAAAAATATACTTTCAATCACCTGTAGCAAATCAAGTTTTGGAAGTGGTATCATGGTCATGAGTAATATTAAGCATGTTTAATAAATAAATCCAAGGAGGGGTTTTAAATGAGTGTAACTAATCGATTAGTTTTTGATGTAACCGATGCTGAAACTATTGATGCTTCAAGTAGTGTAGGAGCTTTTTTACGTTCAGCAGATGGAACTTTAATTACCCATACAACAGATGGAGCAAAAGAGCGCTTAGATACTTCTATCGGGTTAGAATCGGCTGACGCTCCTGATTTTGGTTTATTCGCTGAAGATTCGGCGCATGGATCCGGCGATCTTGGGCAACAGGTTTTAGCGGTTCGTAACGACACTAAAGGCTCATTAGCTGATACCGATGGTGATTATGTACCGTTTCAAATGAACGCAAGCGGCGAACTTTATGTTGTCGATGAAGCGGCTAATGTATTATTAACTTCAATCGATTCTGATACGGCAGCCATGGTAGTTTGATTTTAGCAGCTATCGAAGTTCTTTTAACTTCAATCGATTCTGATACGGCAGCCATGGTAGTCGATCTTGCAGCTATCGAAGTTCTTTTAACTTCAATCGATTCTGATACGGCAGCCATGGTAGTTGACCTTGCAGCAATCGAGGTATTGCTTACTTCTATAGAGGGTGATACCGATGCTATTAATACTAATATAGCTGATATTGTAAAGGCAGAAGATTCTGCGCATGTATCCGCTGATAAGGGCGTTATGGGGCTTGGTGTTCGTAACGATACACTAGCAAGTCTTTGTGATACAGACGGCGACTATGTCCCATTTCAAGTAAATGAAGATGGAG